TTTACGGCTTCAATTTTGAATTCTTCAGTGAAATTTTTGGCTGACATAAACACTCCTTCATTGAGCCTCCATTATGAGGCAAAAAAGTGTCTACGAAACCCGGGTCTATTCAGACCAGTGAATGAACTACCTTGAGCCTCACCGTGATAGCGGAAAATCACATGGAATCCGCGACCTTGTGGCGTGATGTTAATTACTCGCACTGACTGCTCCACCGCGTCATTCATATCCTTGTAATAATCACAGCCAACCATGCCATTGCGAAGTTCTACTAAGATGCTCATTCCGTCTTCCCCTTAATTCTGATTCCGTGGGAGGTGAGCACCTCTTCAAGCTGCCACTTTGCATAAACTTCGTACCGGTCAGAGCCATCGCAGCACTTATCCTCTTTACTTCGAGAAACCTCTACATCATCCCAGTAATCATCTGGGGCATACCCAGCCTGAACCCAGATAAGATGCGCATTGGCTTCTGGCATCTCAATCTCGATTGTCGCGCGGGATGCTTGCCATGCTTCCCAAGCCATCCCTTTTGTCATCGTGCAACGCATAGTTATTTCCAGATTCACATCAGATTTGATCCACTTCTCAAATGCTGCCTTAGTGTCCATCATGATTGCTTCTCCTTCGGAATCCCGCTATTACCAAAAACGTATACTCGCTCTGGGTAGCCGATGATCTTACGGTTGCTGCGTATTAACGGCCCCCACATTGAAAGCTCGGAAAGATAAGCAGCAATGAAAGAAGCCCTGTTTATCAGCCTATGTTGCCGATCTATGCGGCGCTTATGGGCATGGACAATCTGCGCCCATCTATCCTTGCTTGGCTTCCCTGCAGAACTGAAAGTGCGATTATGTTTAGCGGTTTTTTGCTCATGCCAACGTTGATTAAGTTGTTCTAGTGTCGTTGATTTGCTCACAATTTCTTCTCCTACAGAAAGGCCTCGTAGCCTTCTTCTCGCATTAGTGATGCCGAATAAATTTCCCAGTCCGTAAAGTAAACTCCGTTGAACAGGCAGCCAGACCAGCATCCATCGTCACAATCTGCGTAGATAGCGGCAAAGGTATTAGCAGGGAGTTTGCACAGGAGGGTGAATTTACGGTCTGATTCTTCGCGTTCGGATTTAAATACCTGGCTCTTTATCCATTCACCGAGCATTACCCACCTCCCCGCCATGACTTATTGTCAGTCGGTTTCTTTGTAAATTTCAGGCACAAAAAAGCCGCTTCGAAAGCGGCCATGTTTTTGCTTTTCATGCGTCCCCCGCATAATGTTTTACAAGGTTACGCCTGCGTGTTTGCTGGCTACTTTTATGAACCGGCGCAAAATGTCACGGTCTATCCAGTTCTTTTCTGTCAACTGGAAAATCCATGAAACAAGTTGCTCGCCGTTTTTAAGATTGCTGAGTGGGATATCATATGTTTGGCCGAAGTCATTGCCCGGAATGGCGATAACAATATGTTCGTCCTGTACGGTAATAATTTCATTGAGGCGCTGCTCTTTGTCCGCGTAAGCTTGCACATCGATATTTTTTAGCGTCATACATCTGCTCCTTTTGTGTATTTTCTTGATTTGGTTTCTGCCTGCTGCCTTGTTGAACTCTTACCTTTCGCCTCTTCCTGATCACAAGCCATGAAGTGACCATTGACGAAGCGTTGGTAAACAGTGCCGAGAGAGCCAAACCTATTTTTGGTGACGATTATTTCTGCATATGGTGCTGCGGGGGAATTCTCATCATACACGGCTTCACGATAAAGCATGATCACTGAGTCAGCGTCTTGCTCAACGCTACCGGAGTCTCGCAAATCAGCATTCACTGGCCGCTTGTTAGGGCGTCGCTCTACATCTCTCGACAACTGGCTAAGTGACATCACAGTTGTGCGCAGATCCTTTGCCATGGCTTTCAAGCTTCCAGAAATGTGAGCTATTGCTAAGTCATTTCGTTCAGCTTTTGGTTTATCAATTAAGCCAAGGTAATCGACAAGAATAAGCGAAAGAGTTGGACTATCCTGCTTGTGTCTTTCTGCTATTGAACGTATCTGTTCAACATTGAGCCGAGATGCATCAACCACCCAAACATCGAGGGAAGATAATCTGCCTATTCCGTCAGCAACCCTTGCCCATCCCTCGTCATCCATTTTTGCGGGATTTCTGAGGAGACTGACTGACATGTTACCCGCTCCAGCTACAGACCTTTCTGCCACTTGCAGAGAGCTCATTTCCATTGAGAAGATAAGAACTCCACGTTTTTGATCTCCGCCCGGTACTTTTGAGTTTGCTACTCCCTCCGCTACCTTCAGCGAGAACTCTGTTTTACCCATGCCCGGCCTTGCAGCGACAATTACCAAATCTTCAGGATTCATACCTCCAGTAATGAGATCCAACTCTTCAATCCCCGTCTTAAGGGTGTCTGATTCTTCACCATTTTTAAGACGATTTTCCAGTTGATTAGCGTATCCATCGAGAATCTCGCTAATATGAATCGGTCTAATCTCTGACTTAGGTTTTCTCACCTTGGATAGCCTTGCAACCAAGTCATCCATAGCCTTTCCAGATGTTTCAAGATTCCCGTTAGAAATTGGGTCTTTTAGTTCCTCAATCAAAGCAAGAACCTGACGACGCTCATAATAATCAGAAACTATCCCTGCATACCCTTTCAAATTTGCCGCGCTTGGGCACGATCGATAGGTATCCATTACATCAGCAAATCGTTCATCTCCCATTTCCTCGGCAACCATCATCGCGTCGATGATATTCCGTGTTCTGGCCTGATTTTGTATTACCTTGAAGGTTTCCTGATAAAACTTAATTCCAAAAGCTTCCGGTCTCAGCGTGCTGAGGACTTCATTGGCAACAGGCGTCAACCCACCAATCAGTAGTCCGCCTATGACGCTGGCTTCAATATCTTGAGTAATCACAGAGTACCTTCCCTGATTGCTGTTAGAACCTTGCGGCGAAGCAGGTAATCAAAATTAGCTACCCAGTCTCTGTCGTTGTCACCAAAGTGAAATGGTCTTGCCTGATTTAGAAACGCTTTAACGTAAGCCCGGAACCCGTCTTCGTTTGGCGTTGCCAGCGAAGTAACTAAGGTTTTAAGTTTTCGCTTACGGTCATCATTCATTTCCACGGCGTGGGGAAGTCTATCTCCTACCAACTCATTGAATGAATTGATACAGGCTGCGTAATCGATTAACACAGGTTTTCTTCGTTTAGGTTTAACCTCCTGCGCGACAACCTCCGGAAGGGGGTTGGGGGTAGTTTCTTTTATCTTTTGTATATTGTCTTTTGTGGTTAGCAACTTCTGCTTAGTTTCAGAAGCAACTTCTGCTAAGGTTTTCTTAGCAGGTTTAGCTAATGTTTTGCAGAACCCGTTAATCTTTGTTTTCCACTCGGCTACATTGGTGTTCATGCCAACCTTTCTGCCTTGCTGAAGAAGGACTTTCTTATTGATAAGCAAGTTCTTAGCAGTAGAACAATGCGTGTGATGCTTGCCTACCATTCCCTCTAACTGCTCGTTGCTGATCCAATCCATTTTTTTGCTGTAGCCGTATGTCTTCCGCCACACAGCGAGAAGAATACACAGCTCTGTTTCGCTCAATCCTGAGGCCATAGCAGCATCCAGCAGATCGTTTGCCACCCGAGTGAACCCATCCTCAAGTTGTGCCACGCGAGTCTCCATAACCTCAGGAGAGGTGGTTACTAGCTGTAAATGTCTAGCTGCGTTGCCCATTCTTCACCCCTGCCTTAGCCAGTCTGTAACAACCAATAAACCGCTCAGCGAACGGCTTGTTCGTTGCGGCTGCCATTACGATTGGATCGGGTGAGTCTGGATAACGCCGCTCCTCTTCTTGCTTGAGTTTTCTGCTCTTTCGCATATAATTACTCCTGTGAATTGATCCAGTTAATTTGCATTGACGCCCTGACAGTTACCGCTGTTGGGGCGTTTTCGTTTTTTGATTTGGATAATTGGCTTACTATGAAATCCCCTTACTAATTGGAGTGATTTCATGAGTGATGAGAAAAAGAGCCCCGGTCCAGTAATACCCATTGATAGCCTCAGTAGCGTTTCTTACGACCCCAGTACAGGGGCACTATTGCTGGTTTATCCGCAGCCGATTGCTGTTGAGCTTGGGATGACGATGGAGATTTCGGTTTGTCTTGGAGCAAGGGCAACAGAAATGCTTCTGTCTTCCATCCGTCAGATTGAAACAAAGTTGGGTGGGCAAATCGAAGTGCCAAAAAACACGCATTTCTTGCAATGAATTCTTTCATTTGAAACCCGCTAGAAGTTAATGGTTATCTGTTCTGAATGCTCGGTTGCAGCCGGGCATTTCTTCTTTGTCAGCACGTCAGCAAATCTCCGCGCCAACTCCACGATTTCCGTGTCATCTACGCCATACTCTAGAATTGCCAGTGCCATACTTGCCTGTTGGAAAAATCCTTCTTTCATCCTGCTTACCGTTGATTCATGCACGCCCATCATCTGAGCGAACTTGCTCTGACCAAATACAGCCAGTTTGCCAAGCAGTTGCGATTCAATTCGCGATGCCTTCTTGCGTGCTCTTGCTAAGTCCATGCGTGATA